TTTGGCATGCGAGATAATGTTGGTAAAGTTTATTTCAATGAGATAGTTCCAACTAAAGATATACATCTAAAAAATATTATGCCTCTCTATAAGTATAACGAGAATAAATATATTCAAGAAATTTCTAGCTATATAAATAAGACATACAGCGAACATTACTCACAAAATAAATTCCAAGCAACAGAGTTCATTATTGACTCTGGGCATGGTACAGGTTTTTGTATGGGTAATGTTATGAAGTATGCCCAGCGTTATGGTAAAAAAGGTAGTCGTGATGACTGGAGAAAAGACTTAGTTAAAGTGATTCACTACGCAATGATGCAATTACATGTCCATGATAATGAAGGAAGTAAATAATGGAAATTAATATACCGATTGAGAAACTACGTGAGAATAAACTCTTTATTGCTACACCAATGTATGGTGGCCAGTGTGCTGGTATGTTCGCGAAGTCAACTGCTGACTTGTCTGCTCTATGTACTCAGTATGGCATTCCTCTACAATTTTATTACTTGTTTAATGAGTCTTTGATTACTCGTGCACGTAACTATTGCGTAGATGAGTTCATGCGTTCTGATGCCCAGCATCTTATGTTTATCGACTCTGACATTGGATTTAATCCACAGGACGTTCTTGCTCTTATGGCTCTTCAAGCTCAGGATCCAGATAAGTACGATGTTATCGGCGGACCTTATCCTAAGAAGTGCATTAGCTGGGAAAAGATTAAGCTAGCAGTCGATAAGGGTGTTGCTGATGAAGATCCAAATGTTCTTGAAAGATATGTTGGCGATTACGTCTTCAATCCTAAGAACAATACTGGTTCTATTCCGATCAACGAACCTGTTGAAGTTCTTGAAATCGGAACTGGCTTTATGATGATTACAAAGCAAGCACTTCAAAAGTTTACCGATTCATATCCACAATATATGTATCGCCCTGATCATGTTCGTACAGATGCTTTTGATGGCTCGCGTAAGATCATGATGTACTTCCAAGCTGAAGTCGATGTTAAGTCTGAGCGTTATCTTTCTGAAGATTATTGGTTCTGTCAGAAGGCTCAGGATATTGGTCTTAAGACTTGGTTCTGCCCATGGATGAAGATGCAGCATGTTGGTTCGTATATCTTTGGCGGATCACTTGCCGACCTTGCTACTATCGGTGCTTCAGCTACTGCTGATCCATCTGCTCTTGGTGGTAAAGCAAAAAAGCCTACTAAGTAATTTTAACTGGTGAAAAGGACTATATTATGAAGTTAGATACAAAGACTATCAATGTATTGAAGAATTTTTCGAGCGTTAATCCTTCGATGCTCTTCAAGGAAGGGAATGTAGTAGCTACTATTTCTCCCAATAAGACTATCATGGCACGTGCTACTGTTCCTGCTAAATTTTCGAATAAGTTTGCTATTTACAATCTTGGTCGTTTCCTTAGCACTCTTTCATTGTTTGAAGATCCAGATCTTTCATTCACTGATCGTTATGTAAAGATCAGTGATAGCACTGGTCGTAGCGTTAATTATACTTTTGCTGACGAAACGACCATCAAGACACCACCAGAAAAGGAAATTAAACTTCCTTCTGTTGATGTAACATTCCAACTTACTAATGCTAACCTTACTGATATTCTTAAGGCTCTTGGTGTTCTATCACTTCCTGAGTTTGCAGTAGTTGGCGATGGTTCGAATGTTTCTCTACAGGCTATTGATTCAAAAAATCCATCTGGTGATGTTTATAGCATTGATGTTGGTAAAACAGATAAGAACTTCCGTGCTATCTTCAAGGTAGAAAATATTAAGGTTATTCCTGGAGATTACACAGTTAATCTTTCTTCAAAGGGTATCTCTCATTTTGAAAGTCCAGAAGCTGAATACTGGATCGCCATTGAAGCTACGTCAACTTTTTAAGTTGACTTTATCATCGGGGAAGGGTAATATAATACTCTTCCCCTTTTTTTTATTATGGAGACTGTGAATGTTGGATCAATTCTTGTGGGTCGAAAAATATCGTCCACAAACTATCGCCGATACTATTTTACCTGCTGATTTAAAAGCAGTATTTCAACAGTTTGTTGATCAAGGTAACATCCCAAATCTTATCCTATCAGGTTCTGCTGGTGTCGGTAAAACGACAGTGGCTCGTGCTATGCTTGAACAACTTGGTTGTGATTACATTATTATTAACGGATCTATGAATGGAAATATCGACACACTCAGAAATGAAATCCTCAACTTCGCCTCATCTATATCTTTGGCTGGAGGACGCAAGTACGTCATCTTGGACGAAGCTGACTACCTTAACGCCAACTCAACACAACCAGCTCTTAGAAATTTTATGGAAGAGTTTTCAAGGAACTGCGGATTTATCCTCACCTGTAACTTTAAAAACAGAATTATCGAGCCATTACATTCAAGGTGCTCTGTCATAGACTTTAAGATCAGTAAGTCTGATATGGCAAAGTTAGCTGGCCAGTTCTTCAAGCGTGTTCAAGGTATTCTTGAATCTGAAAATATTACATTTGATAAGGCTACGGTAGCCGAAGTTATCCAAAAGCATTTCCCAGACTGGCGTCGTGTTCTTAACGAACTTCAGCGGTATTCTGCTACAGGTAATATTGATGCTGGTATCCTTACTAACATGACTGAAGTATCTGTAAATGTATTGATGGGTTTATTGAAAGAAAAAAACTTCACTGAAATTCGTAAGTGGGTTGGTGAAAATACTGATAATGATCAAAATGTAGTTATGCGATCGATTTATGATAGTGCATCAAAATATTTTGATACTCCTGCTATCGCAGAGTTAATTCTTATCCTTTCTAAGTATCAATACCAAGCAGCTTTTGCAGCTGACTCGGAAATTAATCTTACGGCATGTCTTGTTGAAATTATGATGGGAGTTTCTTTTAAGTGAATCCTTTTGATATCATAGGAGATATATCTCTAAATAAAAAGAGATTAATTAACGAAACTAATGAAAAAGATTATCCTCCGTTTATGGTGAATAGAGGACTTTCATATTTTATCGATACTATCATGCATGCAAATGATATGAATATTAATCATCATATCGATAAGATTATGCAACATGATTACTTGTTCTATTCTGTTCGTAAAGCTAAACGATTTTCAAAATGGTCTAAGAAGAAAAAAGAATCTGATATTGAAATGATTCAAGAATACTATGGTTATAGTCACGATAAAGCTAAAGTAGCTTCTTCTGTTCTTACTGATGACCAAATGAAAATCATTAAGAAGAAATTAGAAAAAGGTGGAATATGATCTCTAAAACACGTGAAAAAATAAATAATAACAATAAGAAACGTAATAATGAGGTAAATTATGAACATTATAGAATCACTATTGGAGGTGAAGATAGGTGAAGAAGAAGATTTTTTAAAGATTAAAGAAACTCTTACACGTATTGGTGTAGCTTCTCGCAAAGACAAAAAACTTTATCAGTCTTGTCATATTCTCCACAAGCAAGGTAAATATTTTATCGTACATTTTAAAGAGCTATTTGCTCTTGACGGCAAACCATCAAATTTTAGTGATGAGGATAAAGGTCGTCGTAATACGATTGCTGTTCTTTTACAAGAGTGGGGATTAATTAAAATTGTTGAACCTGAAAAATTCAACGAACCTAAAACTCCAATGAATCAAATTAAGATATTACCTCATAAAGAAAAACACGACTGGGAATTAGTAGCTAAGTATAATATCGGTCGTAAAAAATAATTAGGATAATTTATTATGTTTAGTGTGAAAAAGAAAATTAAAACTAGCTCTGATGAAAAAATTGAACAACTTATTGCCATTCTTTTTCCACCAATGAAATTGGAAGAAGAAAACGGAATAAAGTTTCATATCGATTATTCAGTTGATGGCAATCTCGATGCCGTAATATCAGACCTAGAAGATGGTCATAATGATAAAGTCGCCCAAGATACATTAAAAGACGTAGCCAATAGATTGGTTAAAGTTCGAAAAATGTTAGAAGCCTATCGCGAGTTAGATAAAAACGCCCAATATATCATTGTTGATAATATGAACAAAGATGAAGAAATTCGCTACGCCGAGTAATAAAACTAAAATTCTTCAATGATATCAATCGTCTTTTTTCCTTGACTTTTTATTATATATGAGTTATAATGATATATAAGTTGATGAAAAGGAAAAGTTATGGAACAAGTTGATATTCAGGCTCAAGATACTTCGGGTGTTTGGCGTACTTATCATACCACCCAAAATCAATCTCAAAAAGTTTTAATTGAAATGCAAACTTTGAAACGAAATTATCCAAACTTTCGTGTCCGTGCAGTAGATAAAAGTGGTCGTTTGGTCGATATGCTTGGTTAAGTTGACTAAATAAAAAATAACTAACAAGGTAACTAAAATGCATCTACAAAATAAAAATCTATTCAATTGTGGCAACGGCGAATATTCACCGATTGTAACAACACGTTGGGAGATTATGACCTGAGAAAAATCTAAAAACAAAAATGATTTTTCTCAGGGAGCAACAAAAAAAGTTGCTCCTTTTTTTATTTTGTCCTTGACTTTTAAGTTTCTTTAGGTTATACTGATAATAGTCGCTGATTGAAATTGTTAAATTCAACGTTGAGATAACTTCGGTTATCTCTTCACGGATACACCAGAGCCCGAAGTGTGTGCACAATACTAAACACAGAGGTAGGTCCACCAAAGAATACAGCTATTTCGAATGTCGCTGGTGAGGTGTAGGCTAGATAGCTGGTGTATCCTTGAAGAGATAATTGTTGTTTCGCTTATACAGATACTAATAGTTCGGAGTAATTAACCGAAACTGTAAACGAATAGGCTGGTGGAAGGGTGATGAATTCGCGCTGCGCTGCGGAAAGCGGCTGATCCTGAGGTTGGGTTCGATTCCCATGGTTTGTGTATTCTGTATAAGCGTAACAACAATTTTGGACGGTATTGGCCAGTACGCTGATATCTGTATTCTCTGGCAGGAGTACGAACGAGGGATGCCAGTCCCACTAGTAGCCAAATAAAAAATAGGAGACAACATGTTCGAACCGTGTTCGCGGCACGTAGGTGTCGAGTAGTTTAGAGGAAAAATACCTATTTTTGATATTGTAGCAGTATGGCACTGCTGGTGAAGCACCTACGGAGATGGTAGGAATGCAGACGGGCTTCATGCCGGTCTAACAAAACAAATGCCAAACTAATTTGCTGCCTAAGTGTTAAAGGTTGCACACGAGTTTGTGGCACTCGTAGAACTGGATCGATACCAGTAGGCAGTACCAAGAAATTGCAGGGGTGGAAGCCTGTATATCACCATCTCAATCATTCGTACAGGTTGAGATGGATACAGTTAGAGGACAACTGAAGTTCCTCTTGGTACGAACGTAACCCTTTGACCTAAACCTGTCAGCACGAAAGTCTGACGCTGGAAGGAGTAACCAGCAACGAATTTCGGGTGAGTTGATGCTATGGCGTGTGCATCTCCGGACTGTAAATCCGGTCCCTATGTGGTAAACAATGTTGGTTCGACTCCGACCTCACCCACCATTATACGAACTCTTAGCTCAGTTGGTAGAGCACAGGTCTTTTAAACCAGTGGTCGTGGGTTCGAACCCCACAGAGTTCACCAAAGTTTGCTTCCATGAACTAATTGCTTCTAGTACTGGTACCGGAAAAAAACATTGCACAAGTTCTCCTCGGATCGGGGAGCATGTAGGTTGGAATCCTACTGGAAGCTACCATGGACACTTAGCTCAGTTGGTAGAGCAGGAGACTCTTAATCTCTTTGTCGCAGGTTCGATCCCTGCAGTGTCTACCAAAGTTTACTGGCGCATAGCTCAGAGGTAGAGCACTGTCCTGATAAGACAGGGGTGGTTGGATCGTTACCAACTGTGCCAACCAAAGATTGGTAGCTCTAGCGGCGGTTAAGCTCCTCGCCATATAAAATAAAGAGGAGTGAGAGTTAGTTGTCAGCATGGAAGTGTCTCTCAGATACTTCGTAGCACAGATGCGTGTGGGGTCTCTTTCACTAGGATCAATACCCCATTTTATTTTAAGGTGGGCTCGTCTATCGGCTAGGACTCTTGATTTTCGCTCAAGCAAGAGGGGTTCGACTCCCCTGCTCACTACCAATTTATATCAGAGTGTGGGGAAGTCTGGTCGTTCCCGCCTCCCTTGGAAGGAGGAGCTCGGTGGTTCAAATCCACCCACTTTGACCATTAAAGGCAGACCCACAGATAGCTGCCTCCGCCATACGCGAAAAGTGGGATGGGCTGCGTATGCGGGGTTTGGTGGTTTTCCTGACATAAGAAAAACCACCACTTTATTACTTCTTTAATGAAGCTACTATTTCAGCAAGAGCCTGATGATCTTCTTGAATATCTTTTAAAATTTCTATAAGATGTTCGTGATCTTCTTGTGCACGTTGTTCTGCAGCAGCACCCATTAAATTTTGTCCTACCATAATAAGTGGTAGTGCTACTAATTGAATAATACCACCTGATACATAAAAAACAAAATCTTGTGCTGCAGGAAATACTGTTGGTAGCATTGACCATACTAAAAATGCATATACGCACCAAATGCTTGACATTACAGCAACTGTTTTTAAAGCAATTGTATCGTTAATTTTAGATAAGTTCATGATAATCTCCTTCATGATGTTTAGGATAAAATATTTATAAAATAACACTTGACTATATAATTAAGTTAAGCTATTATAAGAATATAAAGTTTATTGGAGTGTGGCGCAGCGGTAGCGCAGGTGACTGTTAATCACTTGGTCGCAGGTTCGAATCCTGCCACTCCAGCCAATTCATGGGGTCTTAGCTCATCTGGGAGAGCGACTGCCTTGCACGCAGTAGGTGATCGGTTCAAGTCCGATAGATTCCACCAATATGCCCCTATAGCTCATTAGGTAGAGCAGTTGCTTTGTAAGCATCAGGTGGTCAGTTCGAATCCGACTGGGGGCACCATAACAAAGTCCTATTGTAAACTCGGGCACCCAAAGATAGCCCTTGTTTACAATAGGCACCATATATGCCGCTTTAGCTCATTTGGTAGAGCAATGAACTAGTAATTCATAGGCGATCTGTTCGAATCAGATAAGCGGCACCATTATTATTGCGGGTTAGAGAAGTGGTCATCTCGTCAGTCTCATAAACTGAAGATCTTTGGTTCGAATCCAAGACTCCGCAACCACTATGTACCGCCCACGCCTCTCGTAGAAGCGCAACAGGGATCTGGAATTAACCAGTGATGACTCCAACGGGTCAACGGTCTCTATTGAGGAAGTGTGTAAAGAAATGGGACGATAGCAAAATTGGCTAATGCAATGGACTGCAAATCCTCAAGGTGTCGGTTCGAGTCCGACTCGTCCCTCCAACTAATAACTGGAACATTCGTGTCAAAGGCTGAGAAGCGCGAAGGGAAAATAAGCGGAGTAGCTACCGCCTCTGTTATTACCTAGACGATGTTCTGGTGGCGCCATTCAAAGAAGTAATCAAGATGACTAAAATAGCTTCCATTACTGGGGATAAAGAGATAAATTTATTAATTCATCAAACTCTTATGTGCTTATGCAATAAGTACTATAATGAAGTTTATAAGAACCTTTCTATTTTAGAAACTAAAAATGTTTTCTTTAATGTGGAACATGATAAAGAATACCAGGAATGGTTAAACAATAAAGGTCCGTGAATCAGCAGGTGTAGATACTCGTCTGTCTAACGAGTGAGAGGGGATCGATACCCCTACGGATCGCCAATATAAATATTATTTTCAAAATGGAGCTATATAATGAATGACGTGACTAATCAAGAAGTAAATCTAACAGATCAATCTAACACAGCAAGTATTGAAGCTGCTCTTCAGCAAGCTCAACAAGCAATTGCTTCTATTCCATTATCTACTAACCCTCATGTTTTGAGTACTGATCCAATTCCTCCAGTACATCATATTAACCTTATTGATAACATTGCTGACATTACTGATTACATTAATGAGCAAACTCAAAAGCATAAGGAATTGATGGTTCATATCGAATCTTTTAAAGACAAGCTAACAGAAGTTAGTGCTGATATGAAGAACTATCATGTTGAAGATAAGTTTGCTTCTATAAAGAAAGTTGTTGTTGCTGAAGAAAAGAAATTTCTTGGTCTATCAACTGCTCATAAAATTGAAATCGTAATCGTTGGTTTAGTTGCTATTTCAATTGTTATTGCTGCATTTAAGTTTCTATAATATCAGTGAAGTGTTACGGTAGCACATCGGTCTCCAAAACCGAGAGCTAGGGTTCGACTCCCTACACTGGTGCCATTAATGGAGTTTGTTATGGCTAATATTGCGATCTACATCCATCATCCTTATTGTTCATTTGATAGTGCAGCTGGCTTTACTGATGCAATGGATAAATCCCACAGCTGCACTTCTTTTGATGAAACAGAATTAGATGATGAATTTTTAAACAAATTCGATATGGTAGTATTTCCAGGTGGTCTTGGGGATGCTGATATATTTGATTTTTTGTTAAAAGATAAAATTGATATTATCCAAAAATATGTAGAACGTGGTGGAAAATATCTTGGTATTTGTATGGGTGCATATTGGGCTGGTTCTCAATATTTTGATTTAATTACACCAGAGCCTGTTCAATATATCAAAGAACCAGATGCTCTTACTAAAAGAAGTTATGGTACTGTACTTCCTGTTAGATGGGATAAACCACATGGTTACTCTAGCGATTTAGAGTATATGTATTTTTATGATGGTTGTACTTTTAAATTTATAGAAAATGAAAAATTTAAAAAATACGTAAAGTCTATTAAAAATCCAGGTGATATGGGCAATATCAAAACGATAGCTTGGTATGGCGAATATAAAGATCTTGGTCATCCTGCAGCAATCATAGAAGGTAATGTAGGTGTTATTGGACCTCATCCTGAATCAAATAAATACTGGTATGACTCATGGAGTTATATGCCTCAGTTTTGGCACCATGGTCGTCATCATAAATTACTAAAACATTTTGTAAATGAATTATTGGTCTCATAGCTCAACTGGAAGAGCTCATCGCTACGAACGATAAGGTTAGGGGTTCGAGTCCCTTTGAGACCTCCAAGATTGCGGAAGTAGCTCAGTTGGTAGAGCGTTAGATTTCCAATCTAAATGTCGAGGGTTCGATTCCCTTCTTCCGCTCCAATATTCAACAGGCAGTGTAGCTACACGGTCAAGTAAGCTCTCCACCCGATAGGTGTGTGGCTCTCTTGTTTGGCGTGGTCGGGGAGGTATAAGCCTCATAACCATGGGAACCCGTGCACTGAAAAGAGGATGCATACTCGTTCCTGTTGAACCTATTA